TTAGCCTTTGAGATTACTGGATTCAGTTATGATGCTTCTCGTAAGTTGAACAAAAATCAAAAGAGAGGAGTTGTAACAACAAACGCAGACACAACAAAACTAAACACACAGTATTCGCCTGTGCCATATGATGTAAGTATACAGTTAAGTGTCTTTACATCTAATTCAGATGACGGTCTACAGATTGTTGAACAAATACTTCCATATTTTCAACCAGATTACACAGTAACAATGATTGAAAATTCTACAATGGATACAAAGAGAGATATACCTTTCATATTAGAAAATGTGAGTTATGATGATTCATATGCAGGCGATTTAACAACGACAAGAAGAATCGAATACACACTAAGTTTTACTGCGAAGATATATCTATATGGTCCAATCAGCACATCTGCTATTATCAAAACAGTTTCAGCAGACTTGTATGATAACACATCTGACCAGAATCCATCTCGAAGTGAAAGAGTTACAGTTACTCCTAATCCAACAAGTGCCGATAAAGACGACACATACACATACACAACAACATTAGACTTCTTCAATGATGGTCTAAACTATGATGAAGAAACAGGTAATGATGTTTAAATAAAGGACATTATAATATGAGTTCTATTGACGACAAACTAAATGAAGTTTTAAATATAACACCTGAGGTTATTGAATCCTCAGAGATTTCTACGATTGAAGAAACGCAGATTGCAGTTCCTGAAGATAAAGATGCAGAGGTCGATTTCGATACAGGCCGTGAGAATCTATATAAGATGTTGGAAAAAGGAAATGATGCAATAGACGGGATATTAGCATTAGCGAAAGAAGGAGAACATCCTCGTGCGTATGAGGTTGCAGGACAACTCATAAAAACGGTTGCAGATGTATCTAAAGATTTGATGGCAATGCAAGAAAAACTGAAGAAACTCAAAGAGGTACCGAACACAGGACCTAAGAGTGTTACAAATGCACTATTTGTAGGCTCAACAACAGAATTAACAAAACTACTCAAAGAAAAGAAACAATGAACTATTTTAGACCAGGATTAGAAGAAAGTATTACATTACCACCGCCCCCAGCAGATTTAGGAGAGATGGGTGAAGTTTTGAGAGCAGTCGCAACAAGAACAGCAGAAGATGTTGAGTCTATCAGAAATCATGACCAGAATACATTTTATGCAATTGAACAATACGCTAAATCAAAAAATTTAGAATTTGACCATGATGAAATGATGTCATTAGTTAAACAGGCAAGTCCAATCATTGGTTACTTTAAAGGAAGTTTTAATCGTGATAGGCCTGTAGAAGTTGACCCATCACTTAATACTTTACCAAGTGTAACAAATAAATCAAGGGCATACCCAAGTGGTCATGCATGTCAATCAAGGTTAGTCGCAAGATATATGGCAGATAAAAACCCTGCACACGCAGAAGAATTACTGAGAGCAGGCAACGAATGTGGTCTAGGGAGAGTCAAGGCAGGGTTTCACTACATGTCTGACTATCATGTAGGCAATTTACTAGGTGAGAAATTATTTATATTTATGAATCGAGAGAGTGATGGCAGCTAACCCAGTAGACCAGTATCTTGGCAACCCAAATCTAAAGAAAGGTCACACAAAATCAAGATTTACAAAAAGACAAGTTGAAGAAGTCATCAAGTGTTTAGATGACCCAAAATACTTTATCAGAAAATATTTGAAGATTGTTACAATTGACAAAGGTCTAGTGCCTTTTGATATGTACAAGTTTCAAGAAAAAATGGTTGATACATTTCACGAGAATCGTTTTTCGATTTGCAAACTGCCAAGACAGAGTGGAAAATCAACAATCATAGTTTCATACCTCTTACATTATGTGTTATTCAATGAAAATGTGAATATTGCAATACTCGCCAACAAATCTTCGACTGCAAGGGATTTGTTAGGAAGATTGCAACTGGCTTACGAACATCTGCCTAAGTGGATGCAACAAGGCGTTCTTAACTGGAATAAAGGTTCTATTGAATTAGAAAACGGAAGTAAAATCGTAGCGGCGAGTACATCTTCTAGTGCTGTTCGTGGTAGTACCTTTAACATCATATTCTTAGACGAGTTCGCCTATGTTCCAAATAATATTGCAGAAGAATTCTTTAGTTCTGTATATCCTACAGTATCATCTGGTAAATCATCTAAAGTGATGATTGTATCTACACCTCATGGAATGAATATGTTCTATAAGATGTGGGTTGATGCAGAGAACAAACGAAATGACTATGTGCCTATTGAAGTGCATTGGTCTGAAGTTCCTGGTCGAGATGAGAAGTGGAAAGAAGAAACTATTAGAAACACCTCTGAAGCACAATTTCAAACAGAGTTTGAGTGTGAATTCTTAGGTAGTGTCGATACACTCATTAGTGCAAGTAAAATCAAAACAATGGCAGTACAAGAACCTAAACGAAGTGGGGGTTTAGATGTGTACGATATGCCAAAGAAAGACCATATCTACACAATGACTGTTGATGTATCACGAGGACTATCGAATGACTACTCAGCGTTTGTTGTATTTGATTGCACGAAGGCACCATATAAAGTAGTTGCGAAGTTCAGAGATAACGAAATTAAACCAATTCTTTTTCCAAACATTATAGAAAGAGTTGCGAAACATTATAATAGTGCATTTGTTTTGATTGAGATTAATGACTTAGGGCAACAAGTCGCAGATTCACTACAATTTGAGATTGAGTACGACAATGTAATGATGTGTACACAGAGAGGTCGTTCAGGACAAGTATTAGGTGGAGGATTTAGTGGTCGGGGAAACCAACTAGGTCTAAGAATGACAAAAGGTACTAAGAAGATTGGTACTTCTAATCTCAAAAGTCTGATTGAGGGTGATAAGTTAATTATTACTGACTTTGATATTATTGCTGAATTATCGACATTTATATCAAAAGGTAAGTCGTGGGAGGCTGATGCCGGTTCAACAGATGACTTAGTAATGTGTTGCGTAATATTTGGTTGGTTAGCGAATCAATCATACTTTAAAGAATTGACAGATGTTGATGTGCGTGGACAAATGTTTACTGAACAACAGAATGCTATCGAGGCTGATATGGCACCGTTTGGGTTTATTGATAACGGACTTGACGACCCAGAGGGTCGCAATAATTCGTTCTTTGATGACTCTGGAGAACTATGGCATCCCGTATCTTATCATAGAGGCGAAAACTAAGAATCCCTATAGTTATAAATATTGTGAAAGGGTTGAAACATAAACTTTAATAAAGGAGAACTAAATATGGCTTTTCAAGTATCACCAGGTGTCTCCGTAACTGAGAAGGACTTAACTAATGTTGTTCCTGCTGTAAGTACATCAAGCGGCGGAATTGTGATAACTGCGGAGAAGGGACCAGTTGATGAAATTACAACGATTTCATCTGAAAAGGAATTATTAGACACATTTGGGAAACCAACTGCTGATAATTTTGAACAATGGTTTACTGCTGCCAACTTTTTGGGGTACGGAAATAATCTGAAGGTAGTAAGACCGGTTACAGGTATGGTAAATGCTTGTGTATCTGGTACTGCTGTCTTAATAAAAAATACAACTGATTACCTAGACAACTACAGTCATGCTGCTAGTTTTGCTGGTTCAGTTGGACAATACGCTGCTCGTGAGGCAGGAACATTAGGAAACAATCTGAAAGTTTCTATATGTGCTAACTCAACAGCATTCGGACCACATTCTCAAAGTGGAACCTTAACAAATGACGCTTCGGCTGCAATCGGAGATACAACTGTTACTATGGACGATGGGTCCCTATTTCAAGTAGGTGACATACTAGAATTTGGAGATGCAACTAATGTACCTTCAACTGACGGTGCACCATCTGGACATTACTACAAAGTAACTTCAATCAGTACTCATGTTCTAACAATCGCAAGATTTAATCCACAAACTGGTAAAACAGAAACTGGCGGATTAAGACACGCACTTGTTGATAACTGTAAAGTGCTAAGACATTGGGAATATTACTTTAACTTTTCTAATGCACCAACAACATCTGATGATGTATCGGCTGCTGGTGGTTCAAATGATGAAATGCACATTGTAGTAGTAGACGAAGATGGCGGAATCACAGGAACTGCTGGAACAATCTTAGAAACATTTGAAGGCGTTTCACAGGCTTCTGATGCTAAAACATCTACAGGCGCAAGTAACTATTATGCTGATGTAATCTATGAGCAATCAAAGTATGTGTATGTCATGGACCATGATACTACTCTTGCAAATGCAGGTAGTGCTAAGAAAGGTACAACTTTTGATAACACACACGGAAGTAATGCATTTGAAGTAGATACAGTTTCACTTGCAAATGGTACAGATGACTTTGCAATTACTAACGCTGAATTTGCAACTGGATATGAAAAATTTTCTGATGCAGAAACAGTTGATGTAGACTTACTAATGTGCGGACCTTCTGCAACTGCGGCTGACGCTACTGGCGACACAAAGGCAACTGCTGTTATGGATATTGCAACTGCAAGAAAAGATTGTGTTGCATTTATTTCACCTGCAAGGGCAGATGTTGTAGGCGTTGCAAACGGAGTAACGCAAACTCAAAATGTTGTAGCATTTGCTGATGGTTTACCATCAACATCTTATGCAGTAATCGATAGTGGTTACAAATACATGTATGACAAGTACAATGATGTTTACAGATTTGTGCCTCTTAACGGAGACATTGCTGGTCTTTGTGCAAGAACTGATAGTGTTGCAGATGCATGGTTTTCACCAGGCGGTTTCAATCGTGGACAAATTAGAGGCGCAGTAAAACTTGCCTTTAATCCTAATCAAACACAAAGAGATGAACTCTACAAATCAAGAGTAAATCCATGTGTATCTTTCCCAGGACAAGGTACTGTGTTGTTTGGCGATAAGACTGCACAATCAAAACCAAGTGCATTTGATAGAATCAATGTTCGTAGATTGTTCATTACTTTAGAGAAGGCTGTTTCTACGGCTGCTAAATTCCAACTATTTGAATTCAATGACGAATTCTCTAGGGCGAACTTTAGAAACTTAGTAGAACCATTCTTGAGAGATGTTCAAGGTCGTCAAGGTCTTACTGACTTTAGTGTAGTATGTGATGACACAAATAACACGAGCGATGTAATTGATAGAAATGAGTTTAGGGCAGATATCTTTATCAAACCTAATCGTTCTATTAACTTCATTTCACTTAACTTTGTCGCAACTCGTTCAGGCGTAGCCTTTACTGAAGTTGCAGGCGCTTAATTTTAGAGGAGAATAGAAAATGGCAAACATTAATGAATTCAAATCTCGACTAAGAGGCGGCGGTGCAAGAGCCAATCAGTTTAAGGTAACTTTACCTTTCCCTGGTTATGCTAGTGTTGGTGGTGAAACATCTGACTTATCATTCTTATGTACTGCGACAGGTATCCCAGGACAAGATATTCCTATGGTAACTGTAAACTTCAGAGGTCGTCAATTGAAACTTGCTGGAGATAGTAGAACATTCGGTTCATGGAACATGACTATCTTAAATGATACAGATTTTAAATTGTATCGTGCTTTTGAAAGATGGATGAATGGTATCAATAACATTACTGATAACGAAGGTCTTACAGACCCTAACGATTATCAAGTTGATGGTTTTGTAGACCACCTAGACAGAGATGGCAACTCAATCAAGCAATATCAGATTAGAGGATGCTTTCCAACTTCATTAGATGGTATCGCACTTTCGTATGGTACGAATGATGCTATCGAAGATTTTGGTGTAACTCTTGACTACCAATACTTTGAAACAGATACAACTACATAATTTAAAATTTAACTAAGTTATAAGGAAATATAATATGGCTAATTTACTTGGATTCCAAATAACGAGAAACAATCAAGATTCAGGGAAACCGGCAGAGGCGAAACAAGCGTTTACTGTCGCTTCCCCTGATGACGGCACAACAACTATATCCGCTGGCGGTTACTTTGGCCAATACTTGGATATGGAAGTTACTGCCAAGAATGATATTGACTTAATAAAGAGATATCGTGAGATTGCACAACACCCAGAGTGTGATATGGCAGTCGAAGATATTATCAATGAAGTCATTGTTTCAGATGAGAGAGATGCTTCTGTATCTGTATCGTTAGACAAACTAATGATATCAGATAACATCAAAGCGAAAGTTCGAGATGAATTTGACGAAGTTTTGCGATTGCTTAACTTTGACGAAAAAGGTCACGACATTTTTAAAAGATGGTATGTTGATGGTAGAATCTACTTTCATAAAGTTATCGACCCAAAGAGCCCACGAAAAGGACTCACAGAAATACGATACATCGACCCACGAAAGATTAAGAAAGTTCGTGAAGTCGCTAAAAAAAGAGATAACAAAGGTAAAGGCGTAGAAGTTATAGAAACAACCGCAGAATGGTTTGTGTATAACGAAAAAGGAATATCGTCAGCAAACTCAAATGCTGGTCTTAAAATTTCTGCTGACTCTATTACCTATGTAACATCTGGTGTAATTGACCAAACTAAGAATATGGTTATGGGTCATTTGCATAAGGCAATTAAACCTGTCAATCAGTTAAGAATGATTGAAGATGCTGTTGTTATTTACAGAATAGTAAGAGCACCTGAAAGAAGAATATTCTATGTTGATGTCGGTAACTTGCCTAAAGTAAAAGCAGAATCTTATCTAAGAGATGTCATGGCAAGATATAGAAACAAACTTGTCTATGATGCCGCTACTGGTGAGATTAGAGATGATAGAAAACACATGTCAATGCTTGAAGATTTTTGGTTACCTCGTAGAGAAGGTGCAAAAGGCACAGAAGTTTCTACATTGTCTGGTGGTCAAAATCTTGGTGAAATATCAGATGTTGAATATTTTCAAAAGAAATTATATCAATCTTTGAATGTGCCAATGTCAAGAATGGAATCAGATAATGGTTTCAACATGGGCAGAGCCGCAGAGATTACAAGAGATGAACTGAAGTTTACAAAATTCGTTCAGAGATTAAGAAAGAGATTTACTGGCGTCTTTAACGATATACTTAAAACACAGTTAGTGTTAAAAGGTATTATCACAATTGAAGATTGGCAGAAAATCAAAGAACACATACAGTATACTTTCTTAAAAGACGGGTATTTTGCAGAATTAAAAAATGCAGAGATACTGAGAGAAAGATTAAGTCTTGCACAAGAAGTAAGTCCTTATGTGGGTAAATACTATTCTGTTGAGTATGTAAGAAAGAATATCTTACAACAATCAGATGAAGATATTATTGAAATTGATGGGCAGATTGCCAGAGAGATTAAACAAGGAATTATCGCCTCGCAAGATATGGGCGATGATGAATATGGTGATATAAATATAGGAGATGAATAATTATGTCAAATGAAAGTGTAGTAAATATGGTTGATGCATTACAGAATGGCGACAATGTTGCGGCTCAAGATGCATTTAAAAGTGCGTTGACTGATAAAATTGGTATGGCGTTAGACGCTAAAAGACAAACTGTTGCAAATGACTGGTTAAATGCTGGTGATGAATATGAAGCAGTAGAAGCTGGTTCTGAACTAACAGGGCAATCTTTTGTACAGCCTCAAGCTACTTTTGATGATGTTGCGGCTGATGTTGATGCAGAAAACCATGTTGATTTTGAGATTGATGACGACCAAGTAGAGGAAGAGTAAGTGAGCGAAATTTCGTTTAAAAGTTTTACAGGTAAACTGGTTGAACGAAAGACTTCATTACCGACTACGCAGTTTAATAAATTATCTCCGAAGATGAAAGCGGCAATAACAGACATGTATGCAATGATAAACAAGTCGTCTGACCCTCTCATCTCTAAGATAGAAGGCATTGTTAAGGCAATATCAAAGAAACACGGTGTTAGTGTTACAGATATTGAAGATTATATTGACAACGAATTAATTAAGTAAAAGGATAAAAAATGGCTATTGCAACAAGAACACTCAAAGACACGAAAATTGCAACAGGTAGTGGAGCTGCTGGTGGTAAAGTAACTGTCTTAGTAAACATGGACGATAACACTACTGAGAACTCAAACATACTTGACGCAAGTGGTTTGGCGGGACACGCTAATGGTGCAAAACTAGATATCACTAGAATATGGTGGCAGTTAGTACAAGGTACTGCTGATGACAATACAGGTCATGTACAGATACAATTTAAAGGTGCATCATCTGATACAACAGCAATTCAACTTGCAGGCACAGGACACTATGATGGTACTGCTGGTAAGATTACTAACAACGCAACTAACACAGGCGCAACTTCAGGTGACTTAGAGTTAAGTGCTTTTGGTACTTCTGGTAGTGTTATTATAGAATTGAGAAAAGACGAAAACTTTACTGCGTAATTTCTCATGGCAATTAGTAATGTTACGGTTGTGGATACCACTTCCAAGTACATTGTTAAATCGACAGGTATTGGAAGTGAAACCGACCAAGAGTTGGTTGATGCGAATGACTTAACAGGTGGTACAAATGAATCACTTGTATCTTTGATTGAGTGCTATTATTTGATACAAGGTACAGGTAAATTAACAATTAGTGCTGATACTGAAAGTACTGATTTAGTTTTGACTGGTAAAGGTAAGTATGGATTAAGACCGAATCAGTTAAAATTTGGTAACGATAAACAATTTAAACTAACAACTGACAATCAAGTTAAAAGTTATTTGTTAGTAACAGAATTTAGGAGAAATTAATGGCTGATGTTGTAACAAGTCAAACTTTAGTAGATACTACAGGAACTAAAACTGTAGTTAAACTTACTAATATGAGTGATGGTTCAGGTGAAACACTTGTAACAAAAATGGACGCTAGTGCATTGACATTTATGACCGAAGATGCGACAAAGAGTGTTGCGAAGATTTGGTGGAGTGTCAATACAACAAATGGTAAATCTGGTGTAGAACTATTGTGGGCGGGAAGTGGCACAGATGGTGCAAACTCAACAATAGGATTCTTTAGTGGTTCAGGTTATTGGGATTTATATACTGCTGGTAATAGTATACCTAATAATGCGACACTAACTGCGAACACATCTCCTGCAGGCGATTTGTTATTGTCTACGAAAGGATTTGTCGCAGGCGATAACTACACACTAGTAATAGAAGTAAGATAGATGGCTCAAAGAAAACCTAAAGACCGTTCTCGTGAAATATTAGAAAGAATAGTCGGAACTAAGTCAAAGGCAACTTTGGCTGAGGCATTTAAAGAGGCGTTTGCTGAGAAGTATAATGTCAAGAGAGATGAAATTAAACAAGGTATAGTCGATAAAGTCTATAATAACGAAAAGGTGGATAAATGAAACTAATTACAGAAACTATTGAAGATATTGAAATCTTAACAGAAGGCAACGCAAAGGGCGGTCAAGACTATAAGATTAAAGGTGTCTTTATGCAGGCAGATATCAAGAACCGTAACGGTCGTGTTTATCCTGTCGACACTTTGGCTAAAGAAGTCAAAAGATATACAAACGAATTTATCAATAAGAAAAGAGCTTTCGGCGAACTGGGACACCCTGACGGGCCAACAGTTAATCTCGAAAGAGTTTCTCATATGATAACTAGTCTAACTCCAGAAGGTAAAAACTTCATCGGTGAGGCTAAAATTATGGATACTCCTTACGGCAAAATCGTCAAAAATCTAATTGACGAAGGCGCACAGTTGGGTGTATCTTCAAGAGGTATGGGTTCGATTCAACAATCAAACGGAAGAGGGGTTGTTGGTAAGGACTTTTATCTCGCAACGGCGGCTGACATTGTTGCAGACCCGTCAGCACCTGATGCTTTCGTAGAAGGTATCATGGAAGGAAAAGAGTGGGTATGGGACAATGGCGTACTGAAAAGTAAAACCGTTGAAGAATACAAACAAGAAATAGAAAAAGCAAAAATGCATGAATTGGCAGAAGTCAAGGCACAAGTTTTTGCGAGTTTTATTTCAAAACTGTAAAAAAGTACGCAGATTATCCAGAAAGCGTAAAGTGGAACTGGTGATTTGTATAAATAATTATAATTAACAATTAATTAATTAATTTTTTAATAAAGGAGACCGAATGTCTGAAACCGAAGTTAAGAAAGAAGTTGACTTAGAAGAGCAAAAGAACGCAGCTAACAAAGATGCTTCTCCTGCTGAGCCAACTCACCTTAAAAACGACGCTGAAGATTTGGGTGCACCCGTAGTTAAACCTACAGATGCAAACCCGGACGCAACGAAAAAGGTTAAGAAGCACTCAGACCAAGTTAATGCTAACGCAAATGACGGTTCGTTACCAAACGATAACAAACCATCTGCGAAGGCTGAAGAAGTAGAAACTGAGGACGAAGTAATCGCTGAAGATTCTGTTGATTCAATTGACTTATCTGATGATGTCAAGGCACTAGTTTCATCTGACGCTGACTTATCTGAAGAATTTAAAGATAAGGCTGCGACAATTTTTGAAGCTGCTGTTAAGACAAGAATTAAAGAACAGACGAAAATCCTTGAGGCTCAGTTTGATGAAAAACTTGCATCTGAAACTGAAACAGTAAAAGAAGCTATGGTCGAGAAAGTCGATTCATATCTAAACTATGTTGTGGAAGAGTGGATGAAAGAGAACGAACTTGCAGTTGAAAGAGGTATTCGTACTGAAATCGCTGAAGATTTCATCACTGGACTTAAAGGACTTTTCAAAGAACATTATATTGATGTTCCTGAAGAAAAATACAATGTACTAGATGATTTAACATCTCAAGTTAAAGAATTAGAGTCTAAGTTGAACGAACAAATCGAAAAGAATGTTGTTCTTTCAAAAGACGCTAATGAATTACAAAGAGCAAGTTTAGTCGTTTCTGTATCAGAAGATTTAGCTGATACTGAGAAGGAGAAGTTTGCTTCTATGGCTGAGAATGTTGAGTTCGATAGTGCTGAGAAGTTCGCAGAGAAGTTAGAAACTATTAAAGAATCTTACTTCCCTAAGACAAAAATAGAAGAGGCAACATCTACTGATGAGGTTGATTCTGTGGCGGCGAATATACCTGCTGACGCTGGTACATCCGATGCTATGGCTGCATATACGGCCGCTATTTCAAGAAATCTTGACTCTTTGAAAAGATAGTCAAGAGTGGTTAAAACAATAAAATAAATAACAAGGAGAGATAAATGTATCTTACTGAAAATTTACAAGAAAAGTGGCAGCCAGTATTAGAGCATCCAGATTTACCAAAAATCGGTGATAGCTATAAGCGTGCTGTTACAACTGTGATTCTTGAGAACCAAGAAAAAGCAGTCAGGGAAGACCAAGCCTTTATGGCTGAGGCTGCACCTGCTAACGCAACGGGTAGTTCTATTGACAATTGGGACCCAGTTCTAATTTCACTAGTTCGCCGTGCAATGCCTAACCTAATTGCGTATGACATTTGTGGTGTTCAACCAATGACAGGACCTACTGGTCTTATCTTTGCAATGAAATCACGCTATGCTACTCAAGGTGGTACTGAGGCATTATTTGACGAAGCTGACACAGACTTCTCGGCTGAAGATGCTGCTTCTAACACAGGTTCACCTGATGCTCATTCAGGTTCTAACCCTGCAACATTGAACGATAGTCCTTCTGCTGGTACATATACTACTGGTTCTGGAATGACTACTGCTCAAGCAGAAACTTTAGGTGACGGTTCTGATGAGTTCGCTGAAATGGCATTCTCAATCGACAAAGTTACGGTAACTGCAAAGTCCCGTGCTTTGAAAGCTGAGTACACAATGGAACTTGCACAAGACCTTAAGGCAATTCACGGCTTAGACGCTGAAACTGAACTTGCTAACATCTTGTCAAGTGAAATTCTTGCTGAAATCAACCGTGAAGTAGTTCGTACAATCTATTCACACGCTAAGGCGGGTGCTCAGGTTAATACTACTACTGCTGGTATCTTCGACCTTGACACAGACTCAAATGGTCGCTGGTCAGTTGAGAAGTTCAAAGGACTTCTTTACCAACTAGAAAGAGATGCTAATGCGATTGGTCAGTTGACTCGTAGAGGTAAGGGTAACTTAATCATCTGTTCTGCTGATGTCGCTTCTGCGCTTCAAATGGCTGGTGTATTAGATTACGCTCCTGCACTTGCAACTAACTTGAATGTTGATGACACTGGTAATACTTTCGCTGGTGTTCTTAACGGCAAGTTCAAGGTATATGTTGACCCATATAGTGCGAATGTCGCTGCTTCACAATTCTATGTTGCTGGTTATAAAGGTTCTTCACCTTATGACTCAGGTCTTTTCTACTGCCCATATGTTCCATTACAAATGGTTCGTGCAGTTGGTCAAGATTCATTCCAACCTAAAATTGGTTTCAAGACTCGTTACGGAATGGTTCAAAACCCATTTGCACACTCAGATGGTGACGGTTCACTAGATAACTCTGGTGCTGTTGCTGCTGGTAGTCAAAACCTATACTACCGTAGAGTTAAAGTTACAAACATTATGTAATTTTATTCTACATAGTAGAAAGAAAAAGGCACCTTCGGGTGTCTTTTTTTTACTTTCAAAACTCTTATAAATAATAGTATGAAAACATTAAAACAAGTAGAAGCAATAGACTGCATTTGCGAACAAAAATATCAAGACTTAGAAATCACAGAAGCAGAGTATCAAGGTAAGAAAGTTAAACTAAACGACCCGATACGAGGTGGAAGTAAGAAGTTTTATGTTTATGTCAAAGATGGCGATAAAGTAAAGAAAGTATCTTTTGGTGATACGACAGGATTGTCTATCAAACGAGATGACCCAGCGAGAAGAAAGGCATTTCGTGCTAGACACAACTGCGATACTGCAAAAGATAAGACAACTGCAAGATACTGGTCGTGCTATCAATGGCGTGCAAACGCACCTGTAAATAACTAATGACAACAACGAATGTAAATACTAGGGAGCCGACCGTACTGGACTATGCAAGTCCTGTTCAGTTTAGGTTTAAGTGTTCTAAACTACCAACTGTAGAGTTCTTTTGCCAGACTGCAAACATTCCTGGCATCTCATTAGGGCAGGCAACTGTCGACACGCCTCTCAAGTCAATACCTTTCCCAGGTGATGAATTGAATTATCAAGACTTAGGCATATCATTTCTTGTAGATGAGAATCTAAACAATTACAAAGAAATACATGATTGGTTAGTTGGTCTTGGTGCACCACAGAATCACAATCAATTCTCAACATTGAGAGATACAGGCACAGATAGATTCCCTGGTCAAACTACAAACTCAGAAAAGGGCAATGTAGTACCAGATGGTGGTACATATTCAGACGCTACATTGACAATACTGAATAGTAAGAATATTGCAAAAGTTGAAATAAGATTTCACAATATTTTTCCAACATCTCTTGGTGCATTATCGTATGATGTGCAGGCAAGTGATGTAAATTATCTACAAGCAAATGTAGATTTTAGTTACATGTACTATGAAATAGTGCAACTGTAACACTTGAAATACCCACTTTTTGTGGGCGTATAAATATAATATAACAATACATGATGAATATAATATGACACTAGAAGAACTACAACAATCGGTTGACCGTGATTTTGCACTAGATGATACAGAACTTGACACAGAGTCAATCAAAATACCCCTACTACACAACAAATACCTACAACACTTCAACAAGTTTTCTTTACTTCTAAAGAAGGCAGAGTACGAACACAAAGTTTTGAAACGACAGAAGTGGGAATACTATACAGGTAAAGCAGACCCGTCTGTCTACAAAGAAAAACCATTCGACTTAAAAATACTGAAGGCTGATGTTCACATCTATATGGAATCAGATGATGAACTACAGAAGGCAGACCAAAAAGAAGCATATCTTAAACAAGTAGTGAACTATCTCGAACAAGTTTTGAGAAGTATCAACACTCGAAACTTCATAATTAAAAATGCAATCGAGTGGAAGAAATTTACGAGTGGCGCAATCTAATGGACCGACATCAAGTATTTGCAA